GCTGTAGCCAGTGTTGGAAGCAGCAGAGCGGTCGCCAGTGTTGGAAGCAGCAGAGCGGTCGCCAGTGTTGGAAGCAGCAGAGCGGTCGCCAGTGTTGGAAGCAGCAGAGTGGTCGCCAGTGTTGGAAGCAGCAGAGCGGTAGCCAGTGTTGGAAGCAGCAGAGTAGTCGCCAGTGTTGTGTATTTCTTTATCTTTAAAATCAACCTTACTCAATATAAACTTCATTCCTAAATCACAAATTGAATGTAATGATAATTCAGCACCGATTGTAATCTTTTTAGCTACTCTTTTGCTATCACTTGAAACTTCTTTATCAACATCTTCTGCTATAATTTCGTGAAATCTATTAGTCGGGTCGTAATAATCAAAAATGTCTAATGGATTTTCGCAAAAGTGAAATCCTTTATGACATAAACTGGCTTCTTTTTCTTTATAAGTCTTGCCTACTTCAAACTTAAAATCTCTACAGGTCATATCAGGATTAAACCCTTTATAACCAACCATCTGTTTTTTCATATTACTTATTTAACAATTTATTAAAGTTTTCAATAATAACTAATTGGTCTTTTTTAATATCTTTGACTATCGTGTCTATTAACTCTAATTGAGTGTCGGTATTTTCTATGTAGTCATTAACTAGCTTTTGTAATTTGTCCATATTATTATTATTGTTTGCTTAAATAATCATCAAACTCTGCTTGCGACATATCATCATAGACTGAGTGGTGGTCGCAGATAAAACAGCAATTATTATAAAGGACAAAGTCAATTTCGTTGGGGTCGGTGATTAGAGCTGAACATTTTGGACACTTGATTGATTTTAATTTCATATTTTTTAATTAAATTAAAACAATTTTCCCCTCCTGTCCCCTCCTGTGCCACCCATATAGGGCGGTTATTTGGTTTTGTGATAATTGTCTTTGTCATATTGTTTTGATTAAATAAATTAGTTTTTTAAAAAAAGTTAGTTATTTAAATAATTATAAAAATCATTAAGCTCTTTTTGTAATCAATTCTATTTTCATAACCTAGTCTAATTATCATCTCATAGCAATCAGAGCATAGTCCATACTTCATTGTGTCCAAATTAAATCTTTTACCGCAATAAGAACATATAGTTTTGTTGTCTTTTTTCATATTAGTTTTTTAAGAATTTAATAGTGTTTTTTAAAGATTTACATATAAGCCTAGATTGTTCCTTATATTCTTTGGTGAATTTGTCTAATGTCGCACAATATTGGTTTAATATGTTAGTATAATTAGCTAAGTTTTCCTCTAAGGTTTCACATTTTTTAGTGTTTTCCATATAGTTTTTGCTATGTCGCATAATGTTAAAAATGTTAAATTAATTAAGTTTTTTTGCTTTCCTACCCCCCCCTTAATGGTTTCATCCCCTCTTTTATAGTATAACCAGTCATTCTATCAGTCCCCCCTTAGAATTATCTACCGACGGATGACCAGTTTTTACTTTCTAATGGCAGTATAGCATACATTTTTTTTCTTGTCAAGAGGTCTCAACCTCAATAATTTTGGGGTTATTATTTTTGGGAGAAAAATCTTGAAGTTCTGGAAAATACTTTAGGTCTATTTTTACATTGGGGTCTGACTTCATAACCCACACACCATATTTTTTGATGGCAATTGTTCCATCGCTTAGTGTTCTTTCTATTTTGGACACCTGATTTTTAGAAGTTTTTAGTTTATCCGCATAGATTTTAATTTCAGATATTTTATTTTTGAAAGCCAGCGGGGTAGTAGCTACAGGGCAAAATGGACTAGATGTTTGGGTAATATACCATCTAATCATTGGAATTAGTTGGTCTAGACCGAATATATTTATTAGGTCTTGAGCCGCTTTTCTTTGGGTATTATTACCATAATTGAGAGTTGGATTTATATTAAAAAACTCATCTAATACCATATTTATTGGATTTTTTTGATTTTCTGGTTGTTCTTTTTCTATTATTTTTATTTCTTTATGCGGCAAACTTGGTTTGCCATATATATTATTATTAATATCAGTATTATTATTAAAATCAGTATTACTTATGTCAGGAAGATTTCCTGTCTGGAAAGTTTCCTGAGAGGCTTTTTTCCTTAAAGGCTTATGTTGCACAAAATACTCCATTTTTCCATCTGATTTTCTTTTTCTTTTTAATAGCCCAAAATCTTCTAATTCCCGTAGATATACCCTTATAGTATCAGGACATTCTTTACATTCAAACCTTTCTGATGAAAATTGCCAGTTGTTGGGTTTTGAGCGTAAATAGGCATAAAGTCCTTTAGCCGCTAGGGATAGCTCTTTATTACATAGCGGAGCGTTTGCTACCATCGTGAAGCCGGTGTTTTGTTGTTTTAATGTGTTCATATATTTTTATTATTGTTAAAAAAAACCACTAAAGGGGACACAGCTGGTATAACCAACTATGCCTTCTTTAATGGTCTTTTTATTTGATTTTTCATAAGGTTTCATTGATTATAGTTTCTAGTGTCCCCTGCTAAAAAATAAGCAACTAAAGTGTATCATACTCTATCTTGATTGTCAAGAGGTTAATTTCTGGGGACTTCGGGGGTATTGACAGCCACCCACCGAGTATGATATAATGTCAGCAGAATATTTTAACTGCTGACACGGATTAAAAACCGCTCGGTGGTATATTCACACAGGAGGGGGGAATTTTAGCGTTTTTTATTCTAAAAACGAAAGGGGGACATCCCCCTATGCCTAATTAGTTTATCGGCAAAACAGTTCACTTGTAATGAACAATAGTGGGTTCAATTCCTACATTAGGCTCAAACAAACAAATCTATGAATAAAGCAAAAAAAGAGGTTAAAAAGAAAGCCATTAAACAGGCTGAAAGGATTTTTATGAAGAACAATCCTGACTTAGCGATGAAAGATGGCAGCTTTCCTAAAGCTGGACCAGATATGCCAGCTAAATATAATCGTGAAGCAATCAGAACAGAAAAACAAGTAGTCAAAACTCAATTAAACAATTACAAGAAAAAGAAAAAGTCTGAACCAAAGAAAAGCTTTTTTAGCAAGTTTAAAGGTTTAATTAATGGCTAAATCAAATCCAAATAAAGCCAATCAATATCAGTTAGACCCAAGACAGAAAATGTGCTGGGATTTATACATTGACCCAAACTCATCAACCTTCGGTAACGCTTATCGTTCAGCTTTAACTGCTGGTTATGAAGAGAACACTGCGGCAGTCATTACCACCCTTAATTGGTTTCAAGAAAAATTAAGAAGACTAAATTTATTAGAGGAAGCCGAAAAAGTTCTAAAAGAAATGATTGAAATGGAAACAAAAACTTCTACCATTAAGGGCAATAAAGTAGTTACTAATAACGACCCTCAGTTGGTAAAAATAAAGCAAGACACTGCAAAGTTTTTAGCTAAAACATTAGGTAGAGACATTTATAGCGAGAGACAAGAACTAACAGGTAAAGATGGAGAAGCTCTTATTATAACCCCCGAAGAAAAGTCAAAAATTAACAATATAATAGAAGAATATCTTAATGGAGAAAACTAATAATAAAATCCAGCAAATCTTAAATGGCAATGACTTAAAAGCAAAAAAAGCATTATTTTCTTTTGACCAGACCGACAGCAATGAAGCCATAGCATTCAAGTTTAATTTGTGGTCTAGATATTTTTTCCCCCAGTATTTTTCCAGTAAAGACGCACCCTATCACAAAACGATGGATGGAAATAACATCAAAGCTTATCGTGGGCAAATTAGGTCTTACACCAATATAACTTTTAGAGGAGGGGCTAAATCTGCCAGAACTAAACTATTTATTGGTTTTGCCCTTGCCAACGACCTAGACCATTTTAGGAAGTATATAAAAGTTTTATCATCGGACTTTACTAATTCAGCACAGGTTGTAACCGACCTATATAATATACTTATTGACCCGAAAATTATTAGATTATATCCCGAAATTTTTGAAAAAACTAATAAAAAAAGAGAAGAAAGAATGAGTTCTTTTACAACTTCTACTGGAATAAAAGTATTAGCTGATACAGTTGGCACTGAACAACGGGGCTCAATTCAAGAAAATGCTAGACCTGACCTTATATGGTTTGAAGATATTGAAAGCCGAAAGACTTTGAGAAGTGCCGTCACCACAAAAGCAATCTGGGATAATATGGAAGAAGCAAGAACTGGTCTATCAATAAATGGCTCGTGTATCTATACCTGTAATTACATATCAGAAATGGGCAATGTCCATATCTTAGTAGGAAAGGCCAGCGAGCATAACATAGTAGAGATAATCCCAATCATAACTGATAAAGGAGAGATAACCTGGCCAGATAGATACTCAAAGGCAGATATTGACCAGATGAAGATAGACGATGACGATTTTGAAGGTGAACGCCTTTGTAAACCTAGTGCCAGCAAAGATGTCTTGTTTGACCGAGAGAAGCTAGATGAACAGAAAGAAAAGCAACCAGTCAAAGAGATAGCTGGATTTAAGATTTATCACGAATACGACCCAAGTCATAGATACGGAAGTGGACACGATGTATCAGGTGGAGTAGGATTAGATAGTTCAACCTCGGTATTCATAGACTTTGATACAGTTCCAGCTCGTGTCGTTGGTGTCTGGGCTAATAACAACACTAAACCAGATGTCTTTGGTGATGAGATATTAAGAGAATCTGAATACTTTGGAAGTCCAATATGTGCTATTGAAAAGAACAACCACGGACACGCTACAATCGCCAGAGCTAAACAACTGGGAGTAAACCTATTCAAGACACCTTTAAGCGATACAAAGGTCTTAGAAGGCCAATCAACCGAGTATGGCTGGCACACTAACGCATTAACTAAGTCCAAGATGATATTTGCTCTAGTCAAAGCTTGTAATGATGGCTTGCTAGAACTGTCAGATTGTGGTATAATAAGAGAAGCAAAGGGATATACCCGAAATGATGTAATAGACAAAGAAGAAGACCCCAGATTAACTACCAGACACTTTGACCTTTTAATTGCTACTGCTATTGCTTGGCAAATGAAAGACTATGCCGAGGTATCAAGGGAAAACATAGAAATAGACTGGGAGAGTATAGAATCTAAACCAACTCATAAAAGCATTGGAATATGATAAATAAACAAACAATAGACAAGATAGCGGCTCAATCCATAAATGAGATTGATATAGCTAGAACTTATAAAAACGGAAAGGTCAAGAGTTGGCAATCCAACGAGTCAATGTATTACGGTGTTAAAGAAACCAGCGAAGACTCAAGGGCTAATATCTCTTTGGGTCGGATGCAAGAGTTCGTTCACACCTTACTGTCTAAGATTGATAATCCGTTAGTCTTTAAGTTTACTAAGCGTAAGCCATCACAACTAAGCAGAGTTGAATTGTTAAACTCTTTAAGGCGTTTTGATGCTGATAGAAACTTCTGGGACTTAAAAGATATTGTCGGTAAGAAGCAAGGTATTATTTATGGCCGTGCTGTTTATGCTTACTATGCCTCATCTGATGAAGGCTATCAGTCTAACCTAGAGAATGTAGATGTCTATGACTTCTTGATTGACCCAGCTTGTGGTGGTATTGATATTGAGAATGCTTTCTTTATGGGTCGCTGGGGAGTAGTCAAAACTATTAAACAACTAAAAGACGGAGTTAAGAGCAAGATTTACAACAAGGAAGCAGTATCAAGATTAATTGAAAGCGGTGGAAACTCAACAGAAGAAAACCAAGAAGAAACCAATAAGCGTAGTCGTTCCTATGACCAAGAAACTATTGGTGATAAAGAGAACAATAATCATAATAAGTTTAAGCTTTGGGAGTGGTTTACTACCTATGAAGGCGAGAGATACTATATCTTGATGGATAACTCAGGCCAATGGATTCGCTGTGAAAAGTTGTCTGATATGTTCTCTAATGATATGTGGCCTTTCTGGACTTGGGCTGCTTTCCCTGACCTAACCGAGTTCTGGACACCAAGCTATTGTGATTATGCTAGAGATTTATTCCTAGCCCAAGACGCTAGTATTGGTCAGATGTTAGACAACGCTGATGCTATCAATAAGCCAATGAGAGCTGTTGATGTCAGTGCTATAGACGATGTAACCAAACTTAAGTATCGTAAAGACGGAATTATCCCAGTAAAGAAAGGCGTAGACATTAACCGAGCCTATCAGACCATCATTACACCTTCCATTAATACCCCGATTGAAGTCTTTAACATCTTAGAGAGTATTCAAGAAAAAGCGTCAGGCGTTACAGCCCAAGCTAAAGGTGCTGCAGACGAAGATGGCAAGGTTGGTATCTATCAAGGAAATGAGGCTGCTATGGCTGATAGGTTTGGCCTATTAAACAAATCTTACTCCTTTGGCTATAAGAGATTTGCTAAACTATACGAGAACGGAGTTAAAGACCATTTAATTAAGAAGATTGCTATTGAGATACTTGGCCCTAATGGAGTAGAAGTCAAACAGATTAGCAAGCGTGATTTATATAAGAAAGGTGATGAATACGGAATAACTGTTGAGGCTTCTAATGCTGAGATGATGGCCAATAAGCAAGATAGGAACGAGAAACTGGCTTTCTTGGCTTCAGAGGTCAATAACCCGATGATTAACAAAAAGAAGTCTTTTGAAATGAGAGCCTTAATATCAGGACTAAGTGAAGAAGATGTCAGACAGCTACTTGATACTAATTCTTATGGAAATGAGAAGTTAATGTCTGAAGCTGATAGAGATTTAGAGAGCTTATTGATGGGCGAGGTGATTGAAATCAATGACGCTGCCAATAATCAATACAAACAGAGAATGGTTGACTATCTGCGTGACCATAAAGAAGACATCAATGACAGACAATTCTTTGCTATTAGTGCCTATATTGATTCACTAGAAGATGTTATATTTAGAAACGAAGCCCGTAAGCTAGTCAATGAACAATCCCAAGAGATGTTAAACCCAGAGTTAAACCCATTAAATAATAAATTAATTAATCAACCACAACCTGAGATGCCTCAGGCGGTTCAAACAAATGGCCAAATATAAACTAAACACTAAAGGAGAAATCGTTAAGACAGACTTTGAACAAGTCTATAACAAGGAAGATTATACTAATGCCGTTGCTAAAGGTGAGCAAGCTATTAAGGAACTAGAAGCCCAAAGAGGTGTCAATCTAGCCAAGTGTGAGAACATATCTCACTTTCACCCAGAGGTATTAGATGTATCAGAAGAATTACGCAATCACATCTGGCTATATCACGAGAACTTTGTCGCAGCTAGAGAACTAGAACGACAAATCAAAATGATTAAAAAGAACAGCAAAGATATTAAAGCCGAGATGAAAGAGATTGAACGACAAACAGAGGTAAAGTTTTAATATGTCAGAACAAACACAGCGATTACTAAAAATCAAAAATCTAACAGAAAGCGAGGGAGGGCAAGAATTGCTTTCTAACGCACAAAAAGACATTGATGGTATAATCTACCAGCTAACAGTTATTTATCCAACAGCGAGCCATTTAGAGCTAATTTCTGCCCTAGCTAAACTAGACTCACTAATGGAATTAAAGAACCAGTTAATAACTGCTGAAGAAAAGTATCAAGAAGCACTTGAAGAATCAAAAGGAAAATAATCGCTATTCTGCTCATCAATCTTGGTGGGCAGTAAGCGGAGATTATCCGTTTTACTAAGGCCAAAGTTATACGGCCAGCTTGGACTTCAAGCTTAATAAAAAGTTATATGGAAGAAAAAACCATTGCTCCTGAGGAGGAGTTGAAAGATACTGAGGTTGATGAGCCTGAAACTGAAGAGCCAGCTACTCCAACAGTTGAAGACATCATTGAACCAAAGAGAGCTGAGGAACAAGTCCCGTTAAAGACTTTCTTGGAAATCAAAAAAGAAAAGAAAGACCTAGAACGAGAGATTAAATACCTCAAATCTCAGGCACAGGATATGACTAAGTCAGAGATTAAATCTGATTTGCAGTCTATCGCTGATAAATATGATGTTGACCTTAATTTCTTATCGGAATTATCGTCAGTCATATACGCACAGGCCAAAGGTGATGCTGAAGAGGCAATTAAGCCTGTCTTGGAGAAAGAAGCTAAAGAACGAGTTGATAAAGCTCTAACCGAGAATATCAACAAAGCTCTTGAGGTTATGCCAGAATATGAAGGCGTAGTCAATAAAGATGTCTTAAAGTCATTAGCTAGACTCCCAGAGAATAAAAATAAGACCTTTCAGCAACTAATAGAGGAGACTTACAGTAAAACCGTCACTGGTAAGAAAACGATGGAAACATCTACTCCTCGTGGGGGAAAGGATGTCGGAATCGACTGGTCAAGGGTAAAAGACCCAAGTTATTTCAGTCAAATAATGGCCGACCCCGAATTGAAAAAACAATACAACGAGAAATTAATCTCCCGAATCAATTTATAAGACGGATAAATTAAAGTATGAGTTTAATTATTTACAAGGAAGCTTTTGACAACAGCTATCAAGAGGTCTTTAACAAGGTCTTGGTTGGTAAGTCAATCGCTAATTTACGCTTTGAGCCAACATTAAAATATGGCGAAAGCGTTGAGAGAGTCGCTTATGACATCTCTGGTGTTCGTGTTCGTTCCACTGTCCGTGGCAATGCTTCTACTATTGATTCTATCTCTGATACCAGCGAATTGCTGACTATCAATTTGGAGAAAGAAGCTGTGTTCCATATTTCCGATGGTGAAGTGACCCAAGCTGGTCCTTTAAATCCTGGTGAGGTTATTGGTGGTCAGGTTGCTATTAAAGTAGCTACCGACTTAGATGCTCGTATTTTGGGTGAAACCTTGAATGCTAAGTTTGATTTTGACACTGGTGATTTAACAACTGGTGTTTCTACTGGTGTTCCTTTCACTTTGGATGCTACTAATGTTCCAAAGGCTGTTGTTCGTATGCCTGCTAAATTAAGAAGCAAAAACCAAACATTGACCAATCTTTGCTGGGTTATTGACTCTTATGGTGCTTCCGACATTGAACAGTATTTAATGGGTAAATCCATTGACTTGGCTGGTTATGTCTTTAAGAATGGCTATGCTGGCACTGTTCGCAATGCTGATTTAATCGTTTCTGAAAACTTAACTGGTGAAGCTTGGTTAAATATCTCTCAGGATGTTACCACAAAAGATACAATCACCATTAATGGTGTTGTTTTCACTTTCGTTACCGCTTTAAGCTCTGGCCCTGCAGTTGCTGGTGAAGTTAAACTTGGTGCTGATGCTGCTGCCACTCGTGTTAATTTGGCTGCTGCCTTAAATGCTCCTGGAACTACATCTGCCAACTACACTGCCTTATCTGGTGATGATTTAAAAACCATTGAAGACCTGAAAATTACTGCTGTCAATGATATTGCCAATACCAAGGTTAAAATCACCGCTGTCGGTTCTGGTCGCTTGACTGTTGCTGAAGGTTTAACTCACGCTTCAAATGTTTGGACTTATAACTTCATTCACTCTTACTTTGGTAAGAAAGGTGCTATTGATGTTGTTGTTCAGGATATGAAGAAAGTTGATATGCGTCCTACTGCTGACCGCCGTGGCACTAATGTCTTCTCTAGCTACCTAGCTGGTATCAAGACCTTTGCCGATGGTTCACGTAAATTTCTGGACGTTAAGATTAGTGCCTAAACACAGTAATATCGTAGATTAGACACAAGAAGTTCTTTGATGTATAATAAGATTAGTTATTAAATTATATAATCTTATTATGACTAATCTTACCAAAAAATGTGTGGTTTGTGGAAAAGAGTTTTCTAAGGGTAAAAATGTTTCTTTGAAGACTTGGAATACAACAACCAAATATTGTTCAAAGGACTGCCAAAAAAGTGAAGTTGGGAAGATTGCCAGTCTTAGGTTGACGCAATTGAATAAATCTAGGACTGGCACTCCCTTGAGTGATGAAGCTAAAAAGAAAAAGTCCAAATCACTAAAAAGAAAATGGTATCTTAAAAACAGGGATAGGTTGTCTATAGAAAATAGGAAGAAATATCAGGACGAGAGCTTAGAAAAAAAAGAAAGGAGAAAAATTCTTTTAGAGGCAAGAGATACAATTCCTGGAGTGAGAGAAAAAAGACTTTTATATTATAAAACATACAGGGAATTACACACAGAACAATGTAAAAATTATTCTAAGAGAGATGTATATAGGTATAAGTCTTATAAATCATCTGCCAAAAAAAGAAAATATGATTTTACTCTTACCTTTGAAGAATTTAAAGAGATATTTCATAAAGACTGTAGCTATTGTGGAATGATTGATGCTCGGGGAATTGACAGAAAAGACAACACTATCGGTTATACAATTAATAATTCAGTCCCTTGTTGTGAAATGTGTAATAAAATGAAATGGCGATGGACTGAAGAACAATTTAAAGGTCAAGTAGAAAAAATATATAATAATTTATTTAATAAATAAACCTATGAAAACAGATAAAGATTTAGTTGGTATCTTAATCCAAGATACTAACTCGGAAGGATTAATCACTCAGTGTCAATCTGCTGGTAGTTTCTTAACAACTGCTTCTAAGTTTGCTCCTGGTTGCTTAATGACAGACTCTACAACTGGTGTTCTTTATCGTAACTCTGGAACGACTGCTGCTCCTGTTTGGAGTGCTATTGAAAACAGCATTGTCAAGGCCTATGTCCCGACTGCTGATGGAACTGGAACTGGTGCTATTACTCCAGGGACTCAGATTGCCACTGTGACTTCAGCTAATGCTGACCACTGGGTGACCTTACCAGAACCTGTTATTGGAACTTTAATCACTTTAGTTTCAACCAATACGACTGGTTATGAAATCAGAACATCTGCTCCAGCTACTGTTGGTATCAATGGTGGTGTTGGTGCTAATGCTGAATCGGCTATCGCTGGTGCTGCTGGAACAATGGTTCAATTATTGTGCGTTTCTGCCACTAATTGGATTGCTTGGTCAAGAGTTGCTGATGGCACACTTTCAGTTGTTGAGGTTGCTGCTTAGTTTTTCCCCTGCTCATCAATCTTGGTGGGCAGAGATAAGAACTAAAAATATGATTAACATTATTTGGGGAATTATCGTATTGGCAGTGTTCTTTTGGGCAGTAAGGATGGTGTTTTATTCAGTTATAATTATTGGACACGCACTATTTAATCTAGTTGTTTGGATTTATAACTTTATTAAGAATAAATTAAAATAATATGATAGCTGATAATATCATCAAAAAGTTTGAACTCTATGTTGACGATGCTACCGAGCTATCGTCTGACCAAGAACTTGAGTTATTAAATAAGATTTATCGCCAAGTATGGGCTGATAGGCCGTGGGAATTCGCCAAGAAAGGATATAGCGGAGTTATTAATGGAAATAACATTACATTACCAACAGATTTTGCCTATATTTACGAGAATGGAAATTATACCAATAATCAAGAACGAGGATTAGTTAATAATTCGGCACAAAAGTTGGTTTATGTCAATGATAGTCCAAAGATTTTGGTTAATTGGTCAGATAGAAATCAATATGACGGCAGAGATGGATATTGCTGGATTGATTATGCCAATGATAAATTATATTTCAGCATAACTCAGTCTGGAACAGTGACATACGATTATGTTTTCTTCCCAGAAGACCTAGAAATTGATGATGAGCCATTATTTCCAGCGATGTTTCACGACATCTTATATCACGGAATGGCTAGCGAAGATTATGTTATTCAGCAATTTGATAAGGCCAAGAGCTATGCTGCTGAAAATCAATCAAAATATAACGATTGGCTAGAGAGAATGGCTATGTGGAACTCAAACCTGTTAAACAACTAAAATGGATAATAAGATTGAGATTTTTTCAAAAGGAATACACAATGTCTTAGATGACGAGTTGATACCTCGTGAGGCTGCGTCAGATTCTTTTAATTGGATAACTCAAGACGGAAGAATAAAATTAGCTGGTGGTCGTCAAATTATCGGCTCTGCTGGCCTTATGGGCAAAATAAATGCTTTATGGACTGGATATACCACCAAGGGCGTAAAAGTGCTGTATCGCAAGATTTCTGACAAATTACAGTATCTCAAGGCTGGGGTGTGGACTGATATTTTAACAGGTCTAACAGATACCGATGTTTCTTGTGCCAACTATTCAAGTTTGGCTGGTGCTTTTACCTTATTTAATAGCGTAGATGGCTTTTATTTAATAAATAACGCCTTCCCAGAAAGTCCAGTTAATATTTATAATGCGTCAAAAAACTTTAAGGGTTACATATTGGTTGATAGGGGAAGATGTTTATTGTGGAATAGGGAAGAAGACAAGACTGGTTTATACGGCTCTTATATTGATAGACAGAACTCAACAGTCTATACGGCCGTTACCTCAGAAGCGATTGGTGCTTTAGGCTCTACTAATTACACTGGAACTTTAGCATTTAAGGCTGGTGGTGCTTCAAGAATTTGTTTTGCCGTCACCTTCAGCGGTGCTTATTCTACTGGCACAGAAACATTTAAGGACAACTATGACGGAACTCTAACTGGAAGTCACGGAGGAACTGGAACGATTAACTATGCCACTGGTGCTTATAATGTGACATTCGGTGAAACTACTACTGGTGCAGTAACGGCTAACTATCAATGGCAAGATTTCACCAATAAAGGTTTAGCTGATTTTACTAAGTCGTCACCAAGACAAGCAGGTGAGGGTTTTCAGTTTCCACAAGACGAGGGTGGCGATGCTATCTTAAATGTAGTTGTTGGACAAGATGGTTCTTACTTTTCAATGAAGTCTCAAAGTGCCTATCAATTAACAATATCAGATGACGACTCTAATGCTACTAATTTGGTATATCGCAAAGATATTGGGATACCTTTTTGGCGTGGTGTTGTTTCTACTGGTAAGGGGGTTGTATTTGTTAATACTTCTAATCCGACAAAGCCAGTCCTGACAATACTAACTAAGAACCAACTAAGTGACGCAATAGAACCAATAGTATTAACTCAACACTTTGAATATGGAAACTACGACTATTCGGACTGTTCTATGGATACTTATGACCGCTATATTACTATATGCTGTCGTGATAAAGGACAAACCAACAATAATGTAATCTTATTCGTAAATCTGGCTGACCAGACTGTTGATGTTGTTAAATATGAAGCCAGAATGACCGCCAAGGTTGATTCAACTTTATATGTTGGTTCATCAATATCTCAAGATGTCTACAAAGTATTGGCTGGATTTGATGATGAAGGTCAATCAATACAAAATGAGTGGACAGGTAGGGGAGAAGATTTTGGCTCTAAGATGTTAAAAAAGGAGAAAAGAATGCGTTTTGCTGGCCTTATTGACCCAGACCAATTAGTTGAAATATGGGCAGACTTTGATAATTCAGGTTATTCTATTATCGGAACTATTAGTGGAAATGCTAGCTATGTAGACTATTCAAGTCCACAGGCAATAGGATATAATACAATAGGTGGACAACAAATTGGTGGAGATAATATTGCTAGTGCCTATCCTTTCTATTGTGAATTAAGAATTAAGACACCTAAATTTGGAAAGAGAAATATCAAGTTAATTGCTAAGGGTATTGGTTATGTTGATTTCAATATGATGTCAGATAACAATGTCTTGAGCTTTGAAGACCGTTTGCCCAAGAAGTTTAGAACCAAAAGAGTTTAATAATAATACAAACATATGTCGTTTGAAGCAAAAATAATCGTGGCAGATTTCAGAACATCATTAGCTGGTAAAATAGCTGTCGGTGGAGAAACTGGCTCAATTCAAAACAATTTAGATGATGACGGAGTTGCCTTACCAACTGGTAAATACTACTTCACATTAGACAGTGAAAGCTCTCAAAAAGAGCATATCACTTGCACGCTGACTGGTAAGAATATGACCAACATCAAGTCTGTATCAAGACAGGGCGTGGAAACAACTGGCGTGGTGAGAGAGCATAGAATTGGTGCGACAGTCACAATTACTGACTTTGCCCATATTAAGACTATTAATGATTTTGCTAGTCAATATGACGGAAAATGGGAGAACGCTGTGGCCGATTACACTGCCTTACTAGCTGTATCTAGCCCTGAAGATGGCGAGGTAAGGGTTACCTTAGATGACTCAGCTATCTATGTTTATAATGACGCTACATCAGCTTGGATTAAACAAACACCTGGTTCAACAACTGTTTATCTAACTAATTTACTAGGAACTGAATCAACGGGTGATGATAATAAGACTTTTACCCTAGCGTCTGGCTCATTTTCAGATAAAAAGTATTTACAAGTTTGGCTAAATGGGGTATTACAAAAGGAGGGTGCTACATTTGATTATGTAGCAACTGGTGGAAATCAGGCTGTCTTTAACGAAGCAGTAGCAGATGAAGACCAGATTACAATGAGAGTTCAAGAATAATTTAATAATAACTATATGGCGAAAACAATCGTAAACAATAACATAAAATTAAAGAGTGGAGGTGGTGTCATCAATGATGCTACCGATGGCTTGAGTGTAGATACTACTATATTGGTTACAAAAACTTATGTTGATTCTAAACTTGAAATAACAGATATTGCTAGTGATACTGAACAATATAAGAGCATAGAAAGCAGTGTAATAACTGGAGCAACTTATACAAAGTATAAAGAGATACAGCTTAATGAAGATTTACCAGCTGTTAGAATAAAATTGGACTTTGCAAGCAATTATGGAACTATTTTTGGACAGATTTATAAAAATGGAGTAGCAATTGGAACTGAACAATCAACAGTTGATACAACTGCTGTAAAGACAGAAGATTTTACTGGATTTGTTTCAGGTGATTTAATTCAAGTATATGCAAAATGCACTGCTGGAACTGGTAATATTAATAATGTTAGGTTTTGTTTTACTAGAACAGTTACAAAGATACACGATAGCACAGTTATTACTCCAATTCCATTAACATTCGGAACTCAGCCAACAAAGATTCTTTAATTAATTCATTAGCTATATTCTAGTTCATATTAAAATAAACTTATGCCTAATTTACTAAGAACAGAGCAAGTCCCTGGACAGGACAGAGAAATCCGTTATTATGATGACGGAACTTCGGTTGCTGTTAATATGCCACAGGGATATTACACTAATCAAAGCTCTGGAGTTATACCAAGTCCAACTGTTAGTGAAGATAGAATATCATCGTCAAACCCAACCTCTCCAACTATCGGTCAAATTGTTGGTCAATATGAAACTCCAGAAGAACAGGCTTATCGTCAGCAATACGGACAAAATCTATTAACCGACTCTCAGACTACTCCTAACTTAGAGCAGATTAGACGAGATACTTTAGCTCGCTATCAAGCTGAAATTGACGCTATAAATGCCTCTTATGCTCAAAAGAAAGCCGCTGAAAGAATACAAGGTCAAGGTAGATTAGGCTCAGCTGGTGCTATTCAAGCTCGTAGAGGCTTATTAGGCTCTGACTTTGGTGCTGCTCAAACCGATACTATTAATCAATACAACGCTGAATTAATTGACGCTATTGAACAGGAACGATTAGCAAAGGTTTCTTCTATTATGAGTGAGGCTAACAGATACTCACAAGAAGAATACGACAAGAAGCTAGAAGCTAAACGACTCGGTGCTGAAAATTATCTGAAGTTTATCGGTGAAAGTGCTACTCGCAGACAAAACAATACCGCTAAAATGGCCGCCTACCTTTATCAGCAAGGCAATTATGACACCTTAACTCCAGCTGAACTTAAACAGATTGCCGACAATCTAGGTGTTAGCGTTGAAACTCTAAAGGCAGTCTATGCTGAGTATGCTGGTCAAGCTCAAGCTGCTCAAGCCAAAGCTCAAGCTGCTCAAGCCAAAGCTCAAGCTGAAGCCGAGAAAGAAGCTCTTGATATGGACAAAACCAGAGCTGAAATATCTAACCTTAAAGGACAATCAGAAAAAGATATGATTGCTAAAGGTTATACTTATGTGGCCACCCCAGCCCAAAGAGATACCCTAAAGAAACAAGGATATTCAATAACAACTCTTAATGGTCGCACCTATGCTAAACCACCACAAACAAAAACTATTCAAATTGGTAAATCTGATTATTTAATTACTTTTGATGAAGCTGGAAACATTATTGGAAAAACATTGCTTGGTTCGTCTGGCACTGGCACTGGCAGTAAAACTAGTTCTGGGTCAACATTTAATAAAAAATTAGCACAATCTAAAATTGAACAATTTTTCTATCAACAATCAGGTAATAGTAAAAAAGTGTCCCCAGATGATTATTATTTAGCTAAACAAGCTTGGGTTGAAGATGGTGGAAAAGAAGAGGATTTTGATACTATTTTTTATAAAAGATTATATACTCACCCAGCACTAAATAGATAAAATTATGAACGCCATAGACGCCTTATTACAAGGAAAAAAGGGGGTAGTGGCTACTAAAAAAACAGGAAAAGTAAGTGCAATAGACCAATTATTACAAAAAAAACCAGTTAAACCGACAATTCAGCCAGTTAAAACAACACTACCAACACAGCAAAATTATATTAAAGCTACACTACCAAAAGATTTAGGTGGTGGTTCTTATTATCTCCAAAGGGGTGAACCAAACAAGCTAATTACCCCAGAAGCTACTAAAACTTATGGAAGCTTAAAGCCCAAAACAGGACAAGAGAGAGACCATTTTATTGCTCAATCATTAGGCGGTGCATCAGATGACTATAATCTTAATTATGTCCCCGCTGAAGTTAATCAAGCGTGGGCAAAAATTGAAAGAAAAAATCTTAATGCCTATAAGCGAGGTGAAATTAGCTTACCCCAAGCTAGATTAAATGTTTTGAAAGAAAAACAGGAGTGGCTTATGAAGCAAAATGGTATAAGCCAAAGCGTTAAGGATAATTTAATTTATACCGCCAAAGACTCAGTTAATCCAGTAAATACTGCTAGGGCTGTTCTAAAAATGGTAAAGAGCCCTGTATCGTTGGTTAAAGAATACGCTAAGGCGATTATGCCAAAAACAACGGCTGAACTAGAAACTCAAATAGAAGCTCAAAAGAAATCAAATCAACCGATGAGGTTTGATGTTGGTGCTGGTATGTCTAATGTAGAAAAAGTATTGCCTGGACCAAGACTATCTACCCTAGAAGCCATACAACAAGGTGCTCAAATAGAGCCAGTTCAGGCAGGAGAAGCCCCTCAAATATCGCCAGTAAGACAAGCCCAGCAAGTTGTCCGTAAACCAGACCTTTCTCCCCAAAAACCATCTGCCATTGATAAATTATTGTCTGGAGTTTCTGCTGTTGGTGGTGCTATCCGTGCTACATCAGATATTGCCTCGTTGCCAGGTAGTTTGGCCATAAATGCTTTATCAGGAGAACAAAGACTTCCAGTTAGAGATGTTATTGAGGCTACATCTAAAATGATTGAGGAGGATATGAAAACTGGTGGTCAGTCAAGTATCCAAAAAGCTGGACAGATATACCTAGCTTATAGAGGAATTGGTAAATATGGAGGTGAAGATTATAATGTTGGAGATGTTGCTGTTTTAGGTTTGATTGGTATTCTTGATTACTTTGACCCAGTTCTTTATTTTGGAGCAGTTAAACCAGCTTTAGAAGAATTAAAATACTTATCTAAGGGATATAAAAAAGTTGGAACAGCAGGGTTTAAGTTTCCTAAAGGTGTTAAATTAATAGACCCACAAAAAGTAGTTTTATCTAGCTTTGGAGATGAGTTAAAACTTGTTATTGACCCAAAGACAAATAGTCTTGTTATGAGAGGCTACGCTAAGAAAGGAGTTGCCAAACAAGTTATAGACCAAAACCTACTTAATGATTTTGCTAAAAATGCTACTAAACAATCAGGAGTTCCAATGGTAGCTAAAGTTTCAGGAAACGATATTGTTATATCTGCTAGTAAATCTGCCCTAGTAGCACCAAAAACTATACCAACAGCAACTAAGGTTGTATCTGCTGGTAAGGTTGTTATCCCAAAGGCCGAAATTAAGCCACAGAAGGCTCAAGGTGATGTTTTACCGACAAAGACGACTAAGACACCAGCTGAGGCCAATAAATATCTTTATCACGGAACTAATGAAGCTGTCTTAGATAACATTTCTAAGGAAGGACTAAAGCCAGGTATGAGAGGACAACTTAGTTTGTCAAAGACAGATAAATATGCGATGACTTTTGCTAGGGAAGGTATGACACCAAGTGGAAAAACAAACAGCGTTATGTTGCGTGTTAAATCTGATTTTTTAGATGGAAAGACAACACTAAAGAGAGTTGATGGTAAGGAAAGACCAATGCCAGACCAGCTTAATGAGCTTCTGACAAAAGAAACAATACCACCTGAATATTTAGAAATATACAAGGATGGTAAATGGCAACCATTGACGACTAAAGTATCACCTGAAGCCAAACCAAGCGTTGTAGAGCCTTTAATTGAAGAAGCTAAGAAGTATAAGAGTGCAGAGGAGTTTGTGAAGGCACAGGGGACTCCAGTTTATCACGGGACAAATTATGCTAATGCTAGAATGATACAAAAAGAGGGAATAAATCCTGAAAATGCTGGTGCTATTCAAGACTGGATGAAGGGGAACAAATACTCTTTTTTTACTGGTGATGAAAAATATGCACAGTCTTATGGAATACAAAAAGGTGGTGGAGATACAAAAAGTGGCAGGAGTTTTGTTTTAGCAATTAAAAGTCCAAAAGATATTCAAATAGATACATCAACATTTAAAAAAGGAATGAAATTCCCCGATTTGGTATCGCAACAAAAAATAAACCCAGAAAACATTTATATTAAAGGAATAGATAATAAGTGGTATCCAATAAAAGAATTTAATTTTTTTACTGGTGAATCCGACACTTTCATAGGAAAAACAAAATTGGATGAATTGCCAATCAAAACAAAATCCCAACTAACAGAAATCTGGAATAAAGCACATAAAGAAGTTAAACCCGAAGTTAAACTAGAAGAAAAACCAATTCCCAAAGAACTTGAACCATTAGCAGAAGAAGCAAGAAAATATAAGAGTGCGGAGGAGATTAAATCTTTTTTAGGAAAAAATTATGGAACAAAATTTACAATCGCAAGAGAAAAGTTGAAGGGTGGGCATACTTATACAGAGATAACCCCAGATGGTAAATTGATAAAATCAAAAATTCAACTTGCTAAAAATTCAGTTAATAACACAGATACTATTCTTCACGAATTTGGACATCTTATCAACGAAAGTTATAAAGAAGATTTGTATAGACGAATGTTTAAGGCAGATGGATTGAATTCAATGTCTCCAGAACTTCCCTATTATAAAAAGATTTTTGACAAGGAAATGGAAAAAATGGACGAAATTATGCGTAAGCGAGGTATTTTTGTTGATGATTATACAAATAAGGTAGACGAAAGATTGGCTGAATTTGTGCGATTATTTTCAACTGATAGGGAGTTAGCTCAAAGATTAGCACCACAAACTACACAATCATTTAGAAAGGTTATTGCACAAGACCCAATTCTCACCGACTTCTATAACCAAGCCACTAAAGGAACAAAAGAAGTTAAACCTGAAATTAAAACGGAAGTTTCCACGCCAGTAGAAACAACGGAAATCCCCAAAGAACTTGAACCATTAGCAGAAGAGGCAAGAAAATATAAGAGTGCGGAGGAGTTTGTAAGGGGGATTAAGAACAAGGTTGATATATCTTTTACAAAAGGGAAGCCATCATCTTCAATTTTGGAAAATGTATTCAAAGCTTTAAGTCCAAAAGAGCAGAAAGAATTATTTACACGAATGCCATCTCGTAGAGTTTATGACCGATGGTTTAGAAAAACTGCTGTAGAAGATATGGCCTTGAATCCAGAAGCAAGATTGGTAATGAAGGAATTACCAACTCCCTACTTATTAGAAAAGGGCAAAGAAGTTCCAGTGATAAATATATCGGGCAACAACATTCCACTTTCAGAGGCAGAATTTAAGTATTATCAGGCAATTAAGTCCCAACTTACCGACTTCTATAACCAAGCCGTTAAAGAAACAAAAGAAACCAAACCAGAAGTTAAACCAGAAATTAAAGAACCCCCCAAAGAGTCAGAACTATTAGAACAATTCAAAGATAAAATAAGAAAATCTGAACCAATTATAAAAGAGGTTAAATTAGCTGAAGATTTACCCAAAAGAAAAATGACATTAAAATATGTTGGTAGAGTTGGTGATTATATTACTTTTCCAAAGTTAAGAGAAACAATTAAAGATGTATTGGATACTCCTATTTATGTTTATGATGGGAGTCCAACATTACACGGCTATCCAGAAGCATCTTATAAGGGCATATTTTCTCCGCAGGCTTTTTTTGATGAAAATTACAATTTAGTTAATGCTATTTTGATAAATAAAAAAGAAGCGACAACTTTTAAAGACTTAAAAACAATTTATCACGAAGCTATTCACGCTCAAAGATATAAAATGGATAAGGGCTTTGATTTTTCTACTGCCTATGATAAAAGAACATTTGAACAATCAGCAAAAAGGGCTGAAGATTTCTATAACCAAGCCGTTAAAGGAACAAAAGAAGTCAAAGAAGTTAAGAAACCAACCCTACCCAAAAGACAACCCCCCAAGAATATACCGCCCAAAAAGCCAGCAGTTGTTAAAAGCAAAACAGCAAATCAAGAACTAATTGGTAAATCTAAACTTGCTCAAGGTGTTGAAGCTAAAGCCATTGCGAAAAAACTAACAGAAGGTTTTGCTGATTTACCTGAATATGAAAAAATAAACATTAAAGACCAAGCAACTAAAGCAAGAAAACTATTAGAAGATGATTATCCCAGAGCTGAAAGAATAGCACTTGGTAAAGAATTACCACCAGAAGGAATTTTGCCCGAAAGTGTATTTATTGCCGTTGAGAATAGAGCCATTAAAAATAAAGATGTTAATACTTTAAGAAGATTAGCAACCGAGTCTGGATTATCTAATGAAGCTACTTTAATGGGGCAAAGAATTAGAACATTAGCAGAAAGAGTTGAGGATAGTCCAACGGCAGTTATGGCTAAAGTTATTAAAAACAGAAAAGAATACTATGCCCTCAAACATAAAACCCCGCTTGATGAAGCAATTAAACGAGAAACTAAAAAAATAAAATCCTATGTTAAACCAGTCAAAGAGGACGAATGGATAAAATTTATCAACGAATTAACTTGCTAATATATGGCTACTAATTTTTGTCTTCCAGAAGAAATAACAAACAAACTTAAAAAGGCTATTAAGTCTGGTGAAATTGATATTGAAAAATTATCTTCAGCTAGTAGTGAATATCGGGTTAATTTTTTTAAGCAATTTATGAACGAACGCAACGCTAAAGAGGTTGTTGCTTTATTTGAAAGTAAATTGCTATTAAAAAATCAAAAACGGGGATTGGTTACTTGGGCTAAACAAATACTTGGTATGAAGCCAGCTGTTGAAAGAGATATTATTAGTAGAATTATGAGAATGGATAAGATATTAAATCCTGAAAACGAAAAATCTTTTTTAAGAGAATTGGCTAGCAAAAAACTGGGTGCTGATATTACTATTGAAGAAGCTAGAAAAATCACCGAATTATCTAATAAAATAAAATCGCTGGAGAATTTTACTGATAATGCTGGTCGCATTAAATATGGACGAGCTAAATTAGACCTAATAGATTATGTTAATAGCTTAAATCCTAAAAGGGCGAATGTGGTAGAGAATGTTCTTGGACTTCCAAGAGCGGCTATGTCTTTATTTGATTTATCAGCACCATTAAATCAGGGTTGGGGTGTAATTTCACGCAAGGAGTGGTGGGATAATTTAGCTCCAATGATAAAAGCATTTAGCCGTGAAAGTGCTTTTAGGGACATACAAGCCGATATTATAACCAGACCAAACTATAAACTAGCCAAAAGGGCAGGATTAAGATTATCTGATTTAAGTGAGAATTTATTTGAAAGAGAAGAGATTTTTATGACGACCCTACTAGATAAAATACCGGGTATGGCTGCGTCTCAACGAGCTTATATCGGTTTTTTGAATAAATTAAGAATGGATTCATTTGATGATTTAATTAAAAAAGCTAAATTAGCCGGTGAAGATGTTAGTTTAGGTTCAAAAGCCGCAGAAGATATTGCTACAATAGTTAATGCTTTTACTGGTGGATATGGCAGAACCGACCCATTATTAAATGCTCTTTTATTTTCTCCAAGAAGGGTTAGGTCTGCTGTTAAGATATTAAATCCTTGGACTTATATTAACCCCAAAACCAGCAAAACTGCCAGAAAAGCAGCTATAAGAAACTTATTGGGCAGCTTGGCTATGACTGGTAGTGTTATTGCTTTAGCAGGATTACACGGGGCGGTAGAAACAGAAGAAGACCCCAGAAGCTCTGATTTTGGAAAAATTAAGGTTGGAGATACTAGGTTAGATATATCTGGGGGAATTGCCGGTTATGTTATTTTATTGTCAAGGATATTAAGTGGTGAAATAAAATCATCTAATACTGGAGCAATTAAAAAATTAGGCAATAATTATGGTTCTACTAGTGGTTTTGATTTAACCGCGGAACTGAAAGTGACCCTTAATTTTATAAGAAATAAATTATCACCGCTAGCTTCTTTAATTATTGATGTGCTAACAGGAGAAAATGCTATTGGTGAAAAGAAAACGCCCACACAATCAGTTATAGACAGATTTAAGCCAATGTTTTTGAAAGATGCCTATGAAGTTTTAACCGAAGACCCTGAAGCTAAAATACTTATACCCTTTGCCTTGTTTGGCGGTGGATTATCTACCTATTCTATATCAGAAGATTGGACTACAAAAGATACCAAAGAAATGGCTCAATTCAAACAAAAAGTTGGTGAAAAAGAATTCAAAGCGGCTAATGAAAAATACAACCAGATAATTAGAAAAGAAATTGAAGCCCTAAAAAAAACCGACAAATATAAGAAAATGACACCCGATGAACAATTAAAAGAAATAACCAAAATTAAAGACGAAGCCAAGAAGGATATTTTCAAGGAGTATAACTTCAAGAAGAAAACACTCCCGAAGAAGAAGTAGGTTGAGTAAATAGCTAAAATATGATATAATAAAAAATATGGAAGAACAACTAGACGCTTTAATCGTCCAAAATGAAAAAAACAATAAAGAGGTTAATGATAATCTTGAGGCTCTTATTGTCCAAACACAAAAGAACGACAACAAAGACGAATTAGAAGCTATTGCTAAAGTAAATTTAGATACTAAAAATGTAATTAAAAGGGGAAACAAAGAAGTTGTCGGGGCAATTAAAGAATTAAAACCAAGAGAAGTAAACGGGACAGAAGTAATTAACTCTTTAATTAAATTATTTAAGGGAGATAAAGGAGATGACGGCAAAACGCCTCAAAAGGGAGTTGACTATTTTACCGATGAAGAGGTTGAAAATATAATTAAATCAGTCTTAAAACAAATTCCCACGCCCAAAGATGGCAAAGACGGTTATACACCAATTAAGGGTAAAGACTATTTTGATGGAAAAGATGGGTATACCCCGATTAAAGACAAAGATTATTTTGATGGAAAAGACGGGTTAGACGGAGAAGATGCTGTCGTTGATTATGATTTTGTTATTAAAGAAGTTGTTAAAAAACTACCCAAAATTGAAAAGAAAAAAGATAAAACCATAAAAGACTTGGTAGAAGAATTAAAAGGAAAAATATCTTTTAATGATTTGAAGGATTTGCCATTATCTTTTAAACAGGCTGCTAGAGATTATGATTTCTTAGAACTTAAAGATGTTCCCAAGTCTTATTCTGGTAAAAGGGGAAATATTTTAGTTGTTGATGATGATGAAAGGGGTTTGAAGTTTACAACCCCTCAAGCCATTGAAGATGTTAATTGGGGAGAAATAAGCGGGACACTTTCAGACCAGACAGACTTACAAGATGCGCTTAACTTAAAGGCAAACAAGACTGAGATTCCTACTAAGAACTCTCAACTAGAAAATGATAGCGAGTTCATTACACTTGGAGATGTCCCAGCAAGTGATATGCTCAAAGCTACTTACGACCCAGCAGGAGGAGAAAGACAAGTGGCTTTTAGTGATGAAGTTTGGAAGTTAGATGGCAACACCCTAGGCTCTAAAAAAACAATAGGCTCAATAGATAACCAAGACTTTGGTATCATTACTAATAACTCAGAGAGGTTGACTGTATTAAAAGATGGCAACGTCGGGATAGGGACTACTAATCCAGTAGCTAAATTTACGATACAGCAAGGAACTAGTCCTTTTTCTCAATATAGTGGTCTCTTTGATATGGCATTAGGCTTAACCTCTGATTCCGCTCTGATTTCAGGATTAGATTTTAAGAATTTTAATTCAAGCGGACAAGTAAGGCTGATGGCAAGAAATGACCAAAATGATTATTTAGTATTAAACACATTCGGCTCAGCAAATACAGCTTCATTCTTTGGTCAGCAAGGCAAAGATTTAAGTTCTATTTTTTCCTATGGGACAACAGATAGTGATAAAAAATTAGCCATTGGGACATTTAATGCTGGAGATTTAATCTTAGGAACAAGCAATGCCGAAAGAATGAGAATTTTAGCCAATGGCAACGTCGGCATTGGGACGACGGCTCCTAATCAGCAATTGGAAATTACTAAGAACTTCCGCCTGCCTACTACTTCTGGGACAACTCCTTACGGTATTATTTATAAAGATGATAGTCGTTTTATCCACAACTTTAATTATGGTAATAATGGAACTGTAACGACGGCAGGTGGAAATACTTTTGTTGGATTAAATGCTGGTAATCTGATGATGGGGTCTACGGCGACTAGTGCTTCTCAGGCTTCATATAATACGGGGATTGGTTATCAATCTCTCTACTCCAACACTACGGGACAACAAAACACTGCTAATGGTTATCAATCTCTCTACCTCAACACTACGGGAAGCTACAACACTGCTAATGGTTTGTATTCTCTCTACTCCAACACTACGGGAAACTACAACACTGCTAATGGTGTTCAATCTCTCTACTCCAACACTACGGGATACCAAAACACTGCTAATGGTTCTTATTCTCTCTACTCCAACACTACGGGATACTACAACACTGCTAATGGTGTTCAATCTCTCTACTCCAACACTACGGGAAACCGAAACACTGCTTTGGGTTATAATTCTCTCTACTCCAACACTACGGGATACCAAAACACTGCTAATGGTTATCAATCTCTCTACTCCAACACTACGGGAAACCAAAACACTGCTAATAGTGCTTATTCTCTCTACTCCAACACTACGGGATACCAAAACACTGCTTTGGGTGTGAATTCTGGTCGTTATATCGCTGATGGAACTACTGGTCGGTCTACTGGTAATAATGGTCTTTATCTTGGTTATAATTCAATGGCTAGTGCTGATGGAACTGATAATGAAATTGTTATTGGTGCGGGGGCAATAGGGAATGGGAGTAATACAGTAACGATAGGGAATAGTTCAATAACTGACAATTACTTTAAAGGGAAAGTTCACGCAGACCAATATAAATTATCAGACCTTAATACTGCTCCAAGTTCATCTACCGATACAGGAGTTAAAGGGGAGATAAGAGTAACTGCTAACGCTATCTATATTTGTATTGACACAGATACTTGGGTAAAAACTAATTTAATAACATTTTAATTAATAATAAAAATATGATTATCGCAAAAGAAGTGACACAAAACGAGAACGGCTATTACGAACTATTTAACCCAGTAGAGATGACTGGAGTAGATGGTGAGAAAGTAACAGTCTTACAATCAATTGGACAATACTCTATCTCACAATTAGAACAAGAAAAGCAAAACCTTTTAGATGAGATTGAAAAGATAGAGGAAAAGATTACAGCTATTGAAAGTTTATAATTAAAGCTAACTCTGATTTCTTGAAATTATCAAGAACGGAGAGCTAATAATAATATGGAAACAAAGTTAAAGTATGAGTTTACTGGTGATGTCGTAAACTATCTCCTAAATGCTCTAAACAGAAATCAAATCGCTGGAGTTCAACAAGCAAAAGACTTGCTCACAGTTACAGAGATTTTACAAAATCCTTTAAACAAAGACGAGATTGACAAGGCAAGATACGAGGAGCTAGGGAAGAAGTTTGAAAAGAAAAATTAAGTTTAATTAATCCATTATTGCCTAGTGAGCCAGTAGAACCTGAGCCAGATGGCGATATTAACGAATAACTTTATGAAAAAAATTTTACTTTGGCTATCAGGCAAGAAAACCACTATTGCTACTATTATTGGAGCAGTAGTTGTCTTTGCTCTGGGTAGAGGTTATATTGCTCAAGATGTAGCTGAATTGATTTCAGCCATTATGATTGCTTTAGGTCTAACTGCTAACATTACTACTAATAAAATGTATAAGAATATGAAATAGTATGACTACCAGCGATAAAGTTACAAGAGAAGAGTTTCAATCTACTAACGCTAATGTTATGGACAAATTAGACCAACTATCCAAGCAAATTAACAAACTTTCTTTAGAGGTTGCTGAATTGCCAGAGAAAATGTCAGAAAAATATGACTGCCGCTATGCTAGTAAAAGGACAGAACAGGTGGTAGATAGATTAACTTGGCTAGTTTTGTCAGCAGTAATTGTGGCAGGTTTAGCGTTAATCGTTAGTTAGTATGAATAATCACACACAAAGAACTCCTTGTGAGGTGTATAGCCGCATCACGGGCTATCTTCGTCCCGTTAGTCAATGGAACGATGCCAAAAAAAGTGAATGGGAAAATAGAAAAACATTTAACGCTGAAAAATATATCAAAGACAATGAATAAGGAGTTTACCCCCAATGTAATACTAGGAACAAAGCCAGGCGATTATATCGCTGGTGCTAACATTGATACACCAGAAATTGTTAACGATACTGGTGATTGGTTAAATTATTTAGCAGAGCACGAAAAACAAAATGAGTTATTTGAAACCTCCTCGTGCACCTGTTACGCCATTAACGACTCACGAGAACCGCTAACAATGTATAAATTACGCAATAATAATATCCCTGCCGAATACGATAAATGGCTTAAAGATAATGGCTATTATAAGAATGGTGTTATCAATTTTGACGATAGAGTTCCTGCTATGCACGCTGATATTACTTTGGGTGTAGGAACTTATTTATATAAAGCGGCAGAAGCTTGTCGTAAGTGGTCTTTACCAGAAGGTATATTACCAAAACCAAAGACTATTGCCGAGTATTATGATAAATCTAAACTAACGCAAGAAGCTATTGAGCTTCAAAAAGAGTTTGATAAAAGGTTTAAGTGGGTCTGGTTTTGGGTTAATGGCTTAAATGAAGGGTTAAAATATAGTCCTGTTGTTGGCACGGTGTCGTTTATGAATGGTGATAATATCTTGTGTCCAGTTGTCCAACACAATCACGCAGTAACAGCGGTTAAAGATGAAAACTTTTATGTTATAATAGATGACAGCTATAATCAGCAACTTAAGAGATATTGTCATCAAGCTTTTTCTGATTATTTATGCTGGAAACTAATTATTATTGAAGATACAAATATGAATAAATCAAAATGGTTAAATGAACACGACCTCTTTCAGGTAAGAAATACTGATACTGGTGCTTATGGTGTTGTTTATGGCGGTCAACTATTAAAAGTTGAAGCTAATAGGGCTGGTCTTTATATGATTGATAGATATAATAGAAAGCTATTAAAAAGAGAAGACCTATTTACGCAGGTTAATGACAATGAATGGAACTTATTGTGGCGACCAGAACCTAATCAAGAGGGTAGATATTTCTAGGTTTTATCACATAAAATAAAAAAAGAACCTCTATTAAGGGGTTCTTTTTATTATAAAAGAGGGGGTGGCGAAACCACTAACACCACCCCTTTTTAGTTAATCTTTATTGACAAGAATTGGGGCAACGATTGTTTTACCCCTATCCCTATCTATTAGAAAGAACAATTGTTTTGGCTCTTCATATTCGGCTTTAATAAATAGACTATAAGCACTATAGCCGATAATTGAACCGTTAATCATAAAGTTACCGCCATCTCGTTGTTGATGCCAATGTCCAAGAACATCTAGATAAGCAAATTTGGCTTTATTCCATTGGGTTATTGCACTATTAAGAGGAATATAGACACCACCAACTCCACCCTTATATTTGATTGCGTGTCCGTGATGAAAGCGAACCAGCTTGTCGTATATCGTAAGGTAGGTGTGATACCCCTCGCCAATAACAAATTGAACTCTGGGCTCATTTTCAAAACACATAGCCATATTGTGATACATCAAACCTTCCAGTGAATTACCAACTTCAGTAGCATTATGAATTTTTTGGGTTATACGAGAATTTCCAGTGAAATTAACAACACCATTTCTTCTTGTTATTAGTGTTCCAAGCTTTGTTTGAATACCGACAAAATGAGTTTTCTTATTTACAAAAGCAGACCGAATAATCTGATTACGAAGACCATTAAACCCATTTGGATAAATATCAGCTATGTATAACGGCTTTCTGAATACAAAACCAGCTGGTCTAATACTGCGTTGATACTTAAATGGAATACCATTAGCGATACAAGCAACCTGAATAACATCAATGTTGTGCTTATTGATAGATGACCACTCAATGCTTTTTGCTCTTCTACAACCATCAGTAATGGCAATAGTATCAAGAACAACCATAACTTGCTCTTTACTTAAACCCATAAAGGATTTAGGAAATTGCTTTTTTCCATCAAGCATTTCAAATATCTTGCGTGCCCAGTCTCCATATATTCTAATCAAATACGGCTGTAAAACATTACCACTAGACATTGTTGCTGGCTTAATGGTATAAGGTATGGATATTCTTTTAAGAAGGGCTGTTAATTCGTCTATCTTGCGCTTCTTTGACAGCTTAAACTGAACTCTTCTTTTGGTTGAATTACTGATATACTTTCTGTTATCAACTAGTGTTCCATCGCAAACAACCCAAGTTATCAACCTTAATTCATCGTCGGTCAAATCAACTGAAGAATTGCCATATCCGCAATGTCTGAATTCATCACGATTAGCTGTTACAAAATCATCAACCCGTAAGAACTTTCCGTTAACGACAAGGTTATGACCACTTGATACAACCTCGTTCTTGTGCTTTCCCATAATTTCAAATCTTCCAACTTGAGAAAATTCTGTTTTTGCTTCAAACTTATCATACCTAATGTTGCCACTATTTACATCAAAACTTGCGACAAGGTCATTTTCAGTAACATCACCCGCTAACTTAAACCCATTACTAGTTAATATCTCTGTGTCTCGGCTGACGCAATGGTTGCCAACACTACAAGGAATAACAAGATTACAATCAGTATTCTCCAAAAAGAATTTAATTCCAGACATCAGTTTTCCCTGAACAGTAAAAGCGGCTTCAGCTGGTCTTAATTGTGCTGTTTCTAGATTTTCCTCGTGGATATTGCCAGAGATAAAATCTCCCAACAAAGCAAATACGATATTGTGGATTTCTACATCGTGCTTACAAATGTTTAGCAAGCGCAAAGCATTTTGAAAGAACTTTTCAATTCTTTGGTCGGCTATTTCTAGATTATACTGATTTAGCCCATTAAGATTAGCTGACTTTATTAATTCTTCATAGTGCCAATCTGATGCTACAATAACAGCAGTGGCTTCTGAGTGGACACCCCTTGATGGGATAATGCGGTAAGTTTCATTGTGTTTTGAAAGTTCAAGCGCTGCCCCTAATTCACGTTGAAGGGAGTTAATTATAGACAAAGACTTCTTATACTTTTTTGACAGCTCACTTTCAGCTGACTTAAACAATAAGTTGTCTTTGTCTTGTTCAACTTGCTCTTCTGTGGTTTGGGGCTTCTTACACTTTCTTTTTTCCTCTCGTAGAAATGCTCGGGTAAAATCGGGGAAGACGACCTTTAATTTATCGTCCGGGGTTACTGCGAGCAATTCTTTTTGTTGCTTTGTAAGTTTCATTTTATTCTCCTTTAGTGGTTTTTAATATATGAACAATTACATCAACTGCAACCCTAGCACAAGATATTCCATCAAATAATGACAATACCCTCATATATATTTTATTAAGCACTCCGTTAAAAAAATACCCGCAAAAATGAATAAAATAATTAACAATTTGCTCATATACTTAAATATCTTTCTAAATCATCGGGATAAACCCCATAAGGAGAACAAGTTTGACCAGTCATCCAGTCCATAAAGTTTTTATATTCTTCTTCAGTCATTATTTCTTGTAATTGACCAAAGGGAATAACGGGGATAAAGTCTTCAATTTTTAATTTTCTTGTGTCCCAGCCATATTCATATACAAACTCTTTGGCTACATCTTTATAATTAGATGGTTTGTGGTCAGCAATTCCCTCCCAGTTGTGCCTTAAAAAATTAGATAGCCATTCAATATACTCCTCTTGCTGTTTTTCTGTCCAGCTGTATTCTCTATACCAATTCTTTTTCTTACCATCAAAATCTGCTGGCATTTCCTCGCCAATAGCCAAGAACATATATTGTAAGGCTTTTTGTAAATTGTCGTTCATAAATAAAAAGTATCTTTTAAGTCTTTTTTTCCAGAGTTTGAAACATAAATATAGTCATAACCAGACCAAGCCGCAAGTGCCTGCCAAAATCGTAACTCTGGATGGCGACAACAAAACTCTATAAAAGAATTAAGCTGTGTTTTATTTTTAGATTTTTGATATAATTTCATACTTCTTGTGAATATGTTTTTTTTATTAGTATTGCCAGTTTCAAACTCAAAGACATAACCAATAAATTCATCACGATTATTATTTAATTTATTAGTAGTTTTATTCTTTTTACTCTTAAAGAAGTTTGAAATAATACTCATAAGGTTAAACATAAAATAAGTTAAATGTTACCTATAATGTTACTTTTGACCCTTAATCCCAATATGTTCCTATATTTTTACATATGTATCTGACAATTCCGTCAATATCGTTGCCATCATCTATTAACTTGATTGTCTTTCTAAAAATTTTTGCTCGCCCCTCATCAATGTTTTCTAATGCTAATTGTCTCTTACAAAATTTTTTTATACCAGGCAAGGCGTTGAGTATAAGAATTTCAGCTCCCCACCCTTTTTCAATTCTATCATCATAGCCCCTAATGGCTCTTTGTATAGCCCATTTTAATTGTTTCATAAGTTTTTTATTTCTTTTAAATATCTTTCTTTTTGTTTTTTGCTTAATTTAGAATACGGGGTATCAATTAACTTTTGTAGTTTTTTACATAATTTTTTAGGAATAAGACAGCCATCTTTAGTCCACGCTGATTGATTAAATAAATAAGTTTGCCACCTTGCCCATTGTTTATGCATTAACTCAGCTTCTTTTTCTTGCCTCTCTTTTTCTTCTTTTTGATACCAACAAGGCACACAATAATCCCCATCTTTATTTCCAACTGAATTTCCTGTAGTAATATCTTTACCGCAAATACTACAAGTTATTTTTTTCTGGTTAGGTAAATAGGTTGACTCTTTGTCTGTCATAGCTTGCGACCAGATTATATCCCAGTCAAACCCGTTAATGTGTAATTTTTTAGGTATTTTCATAAGTTTTATTAAGTTGGTAGCTTTTAAGCAGAGCTACCGAACTGCTTGTTAGCTAGTTATACTTACGAAGGAAGTCATAAATGTATTCAAGGTTACCACCCCAGAAGGTTGTTACCAGATAAAGCAATATCTCTTCTGGTGTTTTATTTTCAAACAACTGGTGATACCTATCGTGTTCAATATGCGACACCTTAACAATGTTGTTGTCAAGATGTTTTTTCCCTTGAAGTCTGCTGCGAGGAATAATGTGGTGAATGGTAATTTGATTGTCTTTCATTTCAACCCCCCAAATCGTTACGACAATTAGGACATAATTTTTCAATTATTGAGCATTCGCCATTTTTAATAAGCTTACGCCCAATATCATACATCTTCCGACATCGTGGACAATAGCCACGAACCATACAACACCAGAAGTCTTCATTACAATTATCACAATGATAGACTTCTCCCAGATAACTAGGTATTGCTACTCTAGTTACAGCATTTCCACAGACAGGACAACGCTTTTCCATTTTAACCTCCTTAATCAGACTATAACCTTAATTTTAATTTCACAATTTCAGGCTATAACCTGATTTTTTATAATGTGCTATCTTTCCCAATAATACTCACACTCACCATCTTTAATGGGTGTATTTACAAAATAAGATTGATAACTATCTGCTTCAGCCGTGTATCTATAACACTTTTCTTTTAGTGGACAGTTTTCACCTGAACATTTTGTGATGTCCATATTATTTATTTAACACACTTTCTAAATCACTCTCAGTTAAGAACGCAGTATCAGCGATGTCTTCAGCTTTATAAGTATTGCGTAGATTTAAGCGGAGTTGAGATAATATCTCTTTAATCGTTTCTTCTCTGGTTTGGTCAATGGCCTTGGATATAAAATTCTTAATACTATCATACTCTCCTATTGGTCCGTTGTCGCAAAACTTTTCCTCAAACCCCTCTAATAATGATTGCTTAGACATAAGTTTATTTATTATCTCTTATTTAGTGGGGGGGGATTATAATATCACAACCAACTCTTTCTTTTATAATATCGCAGTATTTTTCGTCTTGTTCTATTAGGATGAAGTTTCTATTGGTGTTTTTACAAGCTACTCCAGTTGTGCCAGAACCTGCTGTGTTGTCTAAAACTAAATCTCCTTCATTGGTATAGGTTTTAATGAGATACTCAAATAATGCTACTGGTTTTTGAGTGGGGTGCAACTTTTCTTTATCTCTACAAAATTTTATTAAATTCTTTGGGTATCTTTTACCATCTGATATAGTTTCAAAACCACCTACATCTTCTCTACCACCTTTTCCACCACGAACAACTGCACTATTCTCTTTTTGATTACCAGATTTTATTGTATATGGTTTTCCTTCAGTAAATTGAGGATTATATTTCATTGTTAATCCATTCTTTACAAAAGATGTAGCAGCCTTACCAAAAACACAAATATCTTCTGTTATTTTTAATGGCTGAAACTTACTATTCAAGAAATTAGTTCCATTGTCTTTCTCCCATATCCAGTTATATTTATATAGTTTTATATTACTTGAAATAAGAAGTGAGGTAAAAGGCTGCTGGGAAGTCAAAACAATAGCACCATCATCTTTAATTATTCTTTCATAATTCATCCACAATTCAAACATATTTATATGGGTATCCCAACTCGCTGGTGTCGTTCCATAAGGTAGGTCGCATAAAATCATATCAATACTCTTGTCTTCTATCCCTTTCATTACCTCTAAACAATCTCCTTGATAACATACATTAGTTTCCATACAAATATCCTTAATTATTAAATCTCTTATAATAGTTTAATTATTTTATTTTATTATCTTCAATAACTTACTGATTGATTAAGATGGGTTGCTACCTCTTACCGATGAGTGTTGACCACCATAGCCTCTGGTTCAGCTCGGCCTGCAGTTTCCAGATACTTCTTATGGGCGTTCTAACCAATCAGCAAGTTGTTAAAGATAATTAGATTCCTACTACCACCGCAAGATAATCACTTTCAATAGTCTTATTATCATTAAGATAGTAGATACACAGGCTGACAATTTCAGTCAGCACTCTGCCTAGCTGGATTCGAACCAGCACCTTTGCTGTCGCTACAACTACCACGTTGTTTAGGCAAATCTAGAAGCGTCTTATTCCGCCACTGTATATCCACTATTCTAATGACAATGAACTTTTAAATTCCTACTACCACCGCAAGATAATCACTTTCAACGGACTAACCCGTCCTTGCTTGCTCTCAATGGGGCTAGGTGGTAGTAGGTCGTATGTGGGTGTTTTACCATCCCAGTTTCGCAACTCTTTCCGCAGATTGAATTGCTCTCACCTCCAGACTACGAAATCCTTTGGCAACGCCCGTAGTGATTATTTGGACGAAGTAATTTCTTCAAAGCTACCATCATTATGTCTGATTGTTTTAATTGCTTTGCATAGTGCTTCAAAGTTTCTATTTCCATTACCCATATAAAATAAACAACCATCTAATTTTGCCTTGCTTAGGTTTGCCTCGCTTAGGTCTGCCTTGCTTAGGTCTGCCCCGCTTAGGTCTGCCCCGCTTAGGTTTGCCTTGCTTAGGTCTGCCTCGCTTAGGTTTGCCCCGATTAGGTTTGCCTCGCTTAGGTATGCCTTGCTTAGGTTTGCCTTGCTTAGGTTTGCCTCGCTTAGGTCTGCCCCGCTTAGGTTTGCCTCGCTTAGGTATGCCTTGCTTAGGTATGCCTTGCTTAGGTATGCCCCGCTTAGGTTTGCCTCGCTTAGGTCTGCCCCGCTTAGGTCTGCCTTGCTTAGGTATGCCCCGCTTAGGTCTGCCCCGCTTAGGTTTGCCCAGCTTAGGTCTGCCCCGCTTAGGTTTGCCCCGCTTAGGTATGCCTTGCTTAGGTTTGCCTCGCTTAGGTCTGCCCCGCTTAGGTTTGCCCCGCTTAGGTTTGCCCCGCTTAGGTTTGCCCCGCTTAGGTCTGCCCCGCTTAGGTTTGCCTCGCTTTTAATTGCTTCTTCAACGGCTTCTTTATAAGTAGTTTTGGTGCTTTGAAAAATAATATCTCCAGTAAATCTATTTTTAATTGCAATACCTAAAACTTTTTCTTCTTTTATATTTTCAGCTTCTTGAATATACTTTTTACATTCTTCTAAGTTTTCTAATACTTGTTTTTTAGTAATCATAATTATATCTTATTCCAAGTCTAAAGTGCTTGGTTAATTATCTAAAATTATCAGTTCCTCTCACATACTTATCACATACCCAGATACCTTGACCACCAGCGTCTATCTTTTTGATTACTTCTTTTACTTCACACTCAAGGTTATACTTACACTTGTTGTTGATTTCTTTCTGCCAGTATGAGTTCCATTGAAAGTATCCTTCATCAACGCTTCCTTTAGGGTAATTTCCTTTATCGTTTTTCATTTTCAATCCCAGCATACTCTCACAATCACAAATCTTAATAATGTAGTCAATATGTTTATAATCTCCAGCGATTTCTCTTATTCTTTTCTCGGTTTCTACTCGGACTTTTAATTGTTCTTCTGACCAGTTTCCGTTAATATAGGCATACTTTATTTTTATTTCTTTCTTGACTTCTTTGACTTCCTGTTTAACCTCCTTCACCTCTTGCTGGACTTCTTTAATTTCATCTGTCTGTTGTTCTACTTTTATTTCAACTTGTTCAATCTTTTTATTTTGCCGATAAACATTAAGTCCTACAACAGAAATACTTAACATAATTGCTAGAAAGCCGCAGATAGAAGCTATTGTATCGTTGTTGTTTGTGCGTTGATTATTTTTCATAATATAAGTATAGCAAACTATTCTTGCTTTGTCAAGAGGGCTATTCTACTTTATTTATCAAGTCTATAATTTCTTTAGATTTTAGTCGTATAGCGGTCTTAAGATATTCATTAGACGATTGTTTGGTCTTGGTGGCTACTTGTTTTGCTGACTCATTTTTGCCCCTAATTAAATCTGCCCAATCATAATTATTCATTACTATTAGCCAATTATCTTGCGGCATACCATCAAAATGAATTACTAGTGTTGGTATGGTATGGCTCATTGCGGCATCTCTTTCACTTTGCTTCCAAGCCTCCATTAGATTTAACTTTTTAACTGATTTAACTTCAAAATTCATACCCAGATTATTAGTTACATCTGATTTTACAATGTTAGCACCACTACTTGAATTCCTATACGCCTTACAGATATTATTGTCTCTTAACCAGTTAGCCCACAGATTTTCGCCTCTATTTCCTTTCTTTTTAGAGTTGACCATATTATTCAATAGATTTATTTATTTTCATTTTATAAAGCCACTGCCCGTGACATTTTCTACTACAAAATACTGGTTTTCGTTTATAATCTAAATAAGTTTTTTCTACACCACAATTTTGGCAAACATAAGTTTTGGTTCGGGCTAACCTTCTTTTTTCCCAGCGACATTTTTTACACAATAACATTGGTTTATCTATATACTCTCTGCCGCTATATTCTTTTCCGCACACGGGACAAATCCGTGTAAAAGCTCTGGTTTTGTGTGGTCTATTTCTGCGATTATATAATAATTGTTTTTGGTATGTTTCATTAAAAAGTAGCTGATTTAGGATTTGCCTTACTCTTTCTCTGGTAATTTGTTGTTCCCGAGCTATTTTTTCTAGGGTAGCCCCTTTGTAAAATAAGTCTTTGATTTTTTCTTTGTCTGCCATATATTTTTACGCACCACCCCTAGCCTCTGACCGCAAGCCCTCTATTCTGACCTTAAGTCCAGACATTAGGCGTTCAAGTGCCTTTAATTGATATTTATAAGATTTTAAGATTAAGTATTCGGGAGTTAATTCATATTCACGATTGAACTCTGCCATACTTTTAATATCGGTATTTTCTTTAATTTTCTTTTTAACCGATTGGTTTTCTTTTAGACTTTCAATAAGTTCATCGCTGATTAGTCCATAATCATAACCAAGCTTACAATAAATATCTTCAAGCTCTGGAAGTGAATTATAACTAGATTTAATTTGTTTTGTTCTTTTAGATAAAATTGTTTCCATATAATTAAAATGGTATATTGAAAAGTTCTTTCAAATTGTTGATTTCTATTGGCTCTTCTTGATTAAATGATGTGCTATTACTAAAAACTTTTTTCATTTGCTCAATATCCACATTATCTGCCGGCTGTTCTTGTTTTTTGTCTAGGAACTTAAACTCATTAACCACTACTTCTGTGCGGTATTGTTTAACTCCATTTTTCTCCCAGCTACGGGTTGTTAGTTCGCCTCTAATAAATACTAGTGAACCCTTTTGGGTATAGGTGGAAAAAGCTGAAGCTCCGTTCCAGACAACCAGATTGTGGAATTCTGACTTTTCTTCTATTTTACCATCTTTGTTTTTGAACTTTTTATTGGTTACTAGTGTGGCGTTAGCAACTAACTTGCCATTGGCTATTTCTCTTACTTCGGCATCTTTTATTAGACGCCCGATTAAAATTACTTGATTGAACATATGTTTTATTCAAATTGTTTAATTATATTTTTAATCTTTTTTTCGGCTATTATAAAGCCTTGTTTTAGTTTTTTTTGGGCTTCTTCATCTGGATAAATCCTGAACACAATTATTGTCTGTTTGTAATTGGGGTTGTAAAAAATTAAGTCCCACCACTTTCTATTGGTTATCAATAGGTTCATCTGCACCTGCCACATATAATCACTACTAATCGCCCCTTCCTTTTCCAATAAAAGCTTAAAGTATTCTTTGTCGTCAGGACACTTTATTTCTATTCCACCATCGTCTCCAACTAGTCCGTCAGGGCTACAACCAACATAATCATTATATTCAATGAAACCTACCTGTTTTACCGTATTGCCTGTTTCTATCTCATAGATACTTCTGGCAATAGGTTCTAGCTTGTTTCCTCTTTCTGTGTGCTTGTTAGAAAATTGTTCTTTTTCCGCACAAGAAAAATAGTCAGCCATTACTTCTAAAATATAATTGTCTAGTCCTTTACCACAATTAGCTATGGCGGTAGCGTGAGAGGCAGTTATTTTTCCCCTTCTTATTTTATACCACTCTTCGCTTTGTTGAATAATATCATCGTGAATAATCATACTTGTTGAGTTAGTTGATTTTTCCGAATAGCTATGTATTCGTCAAAAGCACTGCCCTGCCCTTTATTTTTTTCATAGTATTTTTTTAAGTCTTCAAGGGTAGTAATTTCATCTATTTCTTGTTTGGTTTTTAACTCTAAATCTAGAGGATTGTCCAAACTATAATTTTCATTGTCGTTATCTTCAATTTTTTCAAAAACATCAGAAAAGTGCTGTTTAACTGCCTTTTTAATAATAGTTTTGAGTGCCATCTCCATAAACCATTGACGCCAGATATCATCTGTCTTGGCTGTCTTTCTATGTTTTTCTATTTCTTCCCTACTTAATATGGTTAAAAATTCACCCCGTTTATTTTTTATCACACAATAACCGCCAATAATGTTTTCTTCTTTGCGATTAAATGGCTCTTTGATATTATGATGATAGATGACACTACCACTTTCTTTAGCCACTTGAAAATCGTCCCCCTCATATACTAGGGATACATCTATTTGGCTCTCTGGATATGCCAAGAGCATTTTATTTTTATAAGCTATATAGTCATAACTAATGCCGGTTGGTTGAAGTGTAATATGCTTGCCGTCAAACACTAGTCCATCTTCTGCTACCCGGCGGAATAATTCTGCCATTTCTTCTTCGGTTCTGTTGGCTAGCCAAGTATTTTTAAGCCTTCCATATCTGTCTCTTTCATTTTCTAGTTTTATAATATAACTGGCAAATTGTTCTACCTGCTCACGACGATAATAATATATAATTGGTTTATTTATGTTTTCTTTAAGACTATAACCCATTAGCAAGTCAATAATTTTTTGTTTGTTCATATAGTTTTTTTATTAATTTTTTCTAATACTTTTTTTATTTCTTTTTCTTTTTCTTCGTAGGTTAAACTTATTAACTCTTCCAGCATATTTACAATTTTTTTTTGAGTTTTTTTAATTTCTTCGGTCATAATGTTAATAACTTCTAATTGCTGGTCGGTATTAGGCTTCAATAAACTTACCGTTTTCTAATTTATAATAGATGTCTGCCTTGATTATCTTTCCGTCAACTTTAACGCACTGGACATCTTTGATATGATATCCACTATTTTTTTCTTCCCATTCTGACAATACTATCCAGCATCCTTTTGAACCTTTAGCTTTGCTATCATAACCGATTGCCATCGCTACGCTTTCTTTTCCAGATACAGAAGCAGCAGAGCGGTCGCCAGTGTTGGAAGCAGCAGAGTAGTTGCCAGTGTTGGAAGCAGCAGAGCGGTAGCCAGTGTTGGAAGCAGCAGAGCGGTCGCCAGTGTTGGAAGCAGCAGAGCGGTCGCCAGTGTTGGAAGCAGCAGAGCGGTCGCCAGTGTTGGAAGCAGCAGAGTGGTTGCCAGTGTTGGAAGCAGCAGAGCGGTAGCCAGTGTTGGAAGCAGCAGAGCGGTAGCCAGTGTTGGAA